AAGAGCAGGTTGAACAGTTTCCGCATTAAGGTAATCAGATTCGTCAAGAATGACATACTTACGTCCTCCTGCCAAAGACATACTTGAGGCAAAGTTTTTGATTTTGTTACGGAGAGTGTCGATGAGACGACCCTCGTCAGAACCATTGATTACGATGTAGTCTGCACCAACTTCTTCCAACATTGCTTTGGCAACAGTAGTCTTACCAATACCAGCAGTGCCAGTGAGCAACAGATTAGGTATGTTGCCCTTGTCTATGAATTGTTGAAACGTTGACTTTAGATCGTCAGGAAGTATGGTGTCCTGTATAGTTTTTGGTCGATACTTCTCGACCCATAGAAATTCTTCTCGCATAATATAATCCCATCACAATATACATCTATTATACTACCATTCACAGTAGAAGTCAATCATCGAGTAGCAAGCACTGTTTTGATACTGTTGACCACAAACTCGACATCAGTATCATCAGAGTTCAAAACAACTGCATGACTCAAACGTGCCTTGATCTCTGCATCTGGTACTGCATCACCAAATGACTCTTCCCAACTTCGCTTCAAAATATTGTATACAACTGGATCAACTTCACGGATTCTTTCAAGTGCCTTGTTGGTTGCTGTTATACCCATTAGTTTTCCTTATCTAAGTTGTTGCATTATATTTACCATATCAGCAAATGCTTCTGTTGGATCTTTTTGTTCAACGCATCCTGCCGCAACGTTTTGCTCTTTCCATTCTTCTGCGGCAATCTGGCATCTTAAATAATCATCATAAGTTCCAATTGATTGAACACCCACTGCTGTAAGTAATACAAGACTATACCACATTACAGTTCTCCTTTACTACGCATCTCTGCTCTGATTTTAGTTGCGCTGATATTGTGTACATCCTTTCCCAAGTCATGCTCGGTGAAAGTGTATCCAACACCACGACCATAACTAATGTCAACGATGTTTGGCACTTTCATAATTTGGTATTCTTTGTTAAGTGTAAACCCTGCTTCCTTTAATCCCTTTACAATATTTGTGTGAACTTCATGAAAGTCAAATGGATTGTCGTCTTGCTTTGCCGTTCTACCGCCACCAGCGTCTTGTCCTACTACGCCACCGACGTCACGCACCATAATGATAACTTGTCCAGTTTCTGCTAGTGCCCTTTTAAATAACTCAGTGTGCCCATCGTGCCATGGTTGCCAACGTCCTAACATCTGAGTTGTTGGTTTTTGAAAATCAAACATTCTTCACTCCAAATTTTATATACTTGTACCACACTCGTTCGTGAGTGTAGTACAAAATCATTTTAGTTATAACTTCAATCCCACCAATCATTGCTCCGACTTCCAGACTACCAGTTACCAACCAACCGATAAGCATCGTGTCGATTGTACCAGTTATCCGCCATGTGATAGTCTTAGCAAGATGGCGAGACTTAGTTACAGCAGACATTAGACAACCGTTTCGTACAGCGTCTCAACGTCATCGTTTTCTGCTTTGACTTCGTTGAGATTTTGCTTATGAAAAATAGTTGCCATCTTACGAATGTATTTCTTTGGCACCTGAGTGTCATTCTCAACATCCTGTAGAATGTTTTTGATTAGATCACGCTCAGCACCCATTCGTGTCATGGAGTTAGAGATTTCTTCCAATGCACCACGGATACGTTTCTTTGTTTGTTCGTCACTAGGGATTGTTATGTTACTCATTATCAAATCCTTCTGCTTCAGGTTTCTGTTTAAGTGCTTCTTCGAGTTGACTTCTTACTTGTCCAGCAACGCTAAGATTAGCACCGACAAATACACCACTCTTAGAACTCAGGTCAATAATTGATAGAAGTGCTTTCGCTAGTTCTTCTGTAATCTTAACCATTATACTTGCTCCCCGATTCAGTTGCTACCCAATACTCAGCGACCTCACCTTTGAAGTGCGAGATACCTTTGCTTGAGATCGTCACTTGATAATCCTGTTGCATGAACTTGAAGTTCTCGACTTTGAATACAAACTCATACTCAGCATCAGCAGAAATACCCAAGTCCTGAGAGAACTCATTAGATGTTGGGTTTTTAGTATCAGTTGCAACCAGAGTCACTTTGCCTTCTGCTCCACGAACTACAACCTCAGGCAGTCCCAACTGATTTGCTGCGTTGATGATCTTCTTAAGATTGTTCCACTCAAGTTTGAATGTAACTTCTTTGGATGGGAGATCAAGTTCCTTCTCAGGTGCAGCAGTTACCATAGAGGGATCAGTGTAAGTATATCGAGAAGAGTTGTTACCTTCTTTGATAACTAATGCTGATTCACCAAACTCATACTCACCGTCTTCAAACAAACTAGCAAGACCAAGTAATTGATTCAACTCATACACCGCAAAGTCTTTTGGGAAAGACTCAGAAACAGTTACCTTCGCTAGAATATTTTTCTGCTCGGATACTGTACGAAGAACATTGCCTGCCTTTACTGCGATGGAAGGATTGATCGTCGAAAAGTTTTTCAGTACATCAAAAGTTTTTTCACTGATTTTCATTATTTACTCCATTTTGAATGTCATGATTATATAATGCCATTATACCATAATGCAAGATTTTCATTAAGTCTTTTCTTGCTTCTGATGGCGTGCCTTTCTTACCATACCTTTGAGCATACTTCATAATGTTACCCAAAGTAAAACCTACACCGTGCCCACTGTCAAAGATAAACTCGGATGCTTGGAATTTATTACGACTATAATGCTGATCGTATGTGTCTTCAATATATTCCATCAATTCTTGGACAAGTTTGTCCTCATTATATTTGAACTCTTGCATTAGTTGTCCTTCTTCATTTTCTTAATCTGACTAGGATCTGCGGTGGCAGTAGCACCAACCGCTGCGAGATCCGATAAGGAACCGCCAAAGGTGTAGGAACCTGTATGCATTAGTTTCATCCATGGACACATCCAAGTATCAACACCACACTTACGCATCCACTGACAGAACATATAGTCTTCAGATAGATACCGTTCTGAATCTTTGTCGATAAGTGCTTGAAAGTACATCGTGATATAACGTGAACCATCAAAGTGCTTAGTTCTCACGTGATCAGGTTTGTACTTGTAGTCAGGATATGCTTCATCAAACTTATTGAACGCATCCTTAGTGATCATCATAAATCCAGTTCCACCTTCTAACACTTTGACTGGTTCATCGATGCGCACCTCAGACTGTCCGTCGGCAGGATTAAAGACATAGTCGCCGACATACTTCTCAAGGTTACCAGGATTTTCGTCAGCGAAACCACGATCAACTGCCTGCTTAATCTTCTCCCAAGCGATAGTCTTCTTGGGGTATGGACCACACATAATCTTATTGCCGTCAGGATCGTTCTCATCCATCATGGCAGCAAGACTCAGCACATCGTTAGCATCAAATCCAATATCACTATCGATGAACATAAGGTGAGTATAATCCCCACGCATGAATTCATCAACGCAATAGTTTCTTGCTCTGGTGATAAGTGATTCGTTGAATAGGTAGAAGAACTTGGTATCTATCTCATAATGCTGAGATATTTTAGCAAGGTCGGCAGTGGACTTAGTGTACATGCCATGACATTGCCCACCGTACATTGGGGTGGCAATGAAGATTTTCTTTTTGCGTAGTTCGCTCAATTCAATAGTTAGTTCCATGAAATCTCCATAATAATATTCAAAGGATTAATTATATATGCAACAGGGTATTTAGTCAAGTTTTATTCACAAAAATAACTGTAGCAAATTCGGTTGCCTTTTAATTATTTCTTCATCCATTTTTTCGCCAGTCATCATACATAACTCGTCAAAACTTTCTAATCTGTATTTTTGGATTTTATGAATTATCCCACTTGCAGGAGAATTTAAATACAAATTTTTCGAACTATTCCCACACCATTTAATCCAAGCTTTTTTTGGTAAGAAATAGTATTCCAATTGCTGAGATATGTTATTATATAATACAACTCTAAGCGCACCAACCTTGTACTCTCCACTAGGACTGGTGATAGTAATTGATACTCGATGTTTGTAGCAATTATTTTTAGTATCAAAAGAATGAGTGAGACTAACAAACTTAACATCACTCCCGTCAGAAAGATCTTTACCGTGCCCATTTGGAACGTGATTATAACTAGTCTTTTGCTTTTTCCTTTTTGCCAGTTCGATATGACGGTAAGCAACTGATTCTTCAACAAGGTTTTCAACCTTTAAATGTTTTGATCTTTCTAAGAAAAGTTTAATCTCCGATTTCCCAAGATTTTTATAATCTGGGTGGTATTTACTTATAATTTCTTTGAACGAAAGTTCGTGTTTATCGGACATCAGATTTCTCCATCAACAACAGGTTCAACAACAGTTTCCTCCTCAACAACAACACCAGCATCGATCTTGGTATAGAGATCAGCGAACGATGCTTTAGTGTCGTCATCAAATCGATTAGTACACATCTGGATTGCCTGCATACGATCGTTAAAGATTGCGTATGCTTTAGCAATGTGAACCAGACGGCGAGTAGATACTACCTCATCAACACCACCGTCGTAGAAAGTCTTACGAATAATATCTGCCCAGTCAACAAGTTTCTCAGCGAACTCATCATCAGATACATTCAAATCAGCAAACACTGCACCAAGAATCTTTTTCTCGACAGATGGTGTAGGATACTCTTGCTCGACAGTGATAGGGAATCGTTCGAGGAATGCTTCGTTCATCACGTTAGTACCGATGAAGCGACCATCGTCTGATCCTTTACCTTTCGTGTTAGCAGTAGCGACGACGGTGAAACCAGGAGCAGGAGTCACAAACTCCCCAGTCTTCTTGATGAAATACCCTTTTCCTTCAAGAATAGATTGGAGACACATGACCTTCGCTGGGTTGGCGAGATCGATCTCATCACAAAGCAGTACCGCTCCAAGTTCCATTGCTTTGATAACTGGTCCTTTGAAGAACTTGGTTTCACCGTTCACTAAACGGAAACCGCCGATGAGGTCATCCTCGTCTGTCTCAACGGTAAAGTTGACACGGATAACTTCACGTTTGGTTGCCGCACACGCCTGCTCTACTCCAAGTGTTTTACCATTACCAGATAAACCAGTAATGTATATGGGGTAGAACATTTTAGACTTGACCACATCACGAATCATCTTTGCATTACCGAACGGAACATACAAAGGATCAGTGTCAGGAATCAAGTTTTGAGAAAACCCTTCGCTGGTCATATTAAATGAAGCAACTTGTGGTTCAGGTTTTTTCGCAGCAGGCGCTTTAGTAATAGGAACGACCTGCGCCTGTAGATCATAAAGACCTCGCTTGATTCGATAATCACGGTGAATCATAAAGTGAGGATATGGGTGACCCATATTCTTGGCGAACTCTTGTAGTTCATTTTTTGTAGCACTGTTACCGAACTTACTGTAAGCAGCGTCCAATAGTTTATTCTGGTTTTCAGTCAAAGTTTTCATAATATAGTATCCTCTCAAAAATAATAATTTATCAAACTATACATACATTGTACTATAAATTCAGTCAAAAGTAAAGCTTTTTTTTATCAAAAGAATCAATAACTTAGGCGACCTCCGCAACAAATTCATTAAGCAGAGATCGAGAAACGAGTCGTTTCTTGTTAGCAGTCCGGAAGGCACGAGAGATTTCACCTTTCTTGGCATCTTCTGACACCTCAAAAGAATTATTAGAAGTCTCCAAGTGCTTGCCACCTTTCAACGTGAAGAACTTGTCATACCCTTCGCCACGAACATTAACATAGTTATGTTTTTTGAACACCTCATAATACTCACTGATCGCAGCATGCGTTCTATTATGACGTGACAATGATCTAAAGAAGTTATGCTTGCTAGCAGGCATGATACGATACCCAATAACAGTTGAACCAGTTTGGTCTTTATACATCGCCAACAGTTGTTTAGTTATGGTGTTGCGTGTGATTCGATACTGTCGCTTCGTCACCTCATCGTGCAATGACACTCTGAATTCATCAGGCATATGTCTATATGGCAAGAATCGATCAAGATACTCCAAACACCCATGTTTTTTCTCACCGTTCCCATATGTCTTCTTAACGTGAGGAGCATGACTGTCTCCGTCAGTTAGGAATATGGTATTTACGATGTCAACTGGATTAGCACGTTTGAAGTCACGGAAGACTGAACCAGCAAGAGCGATACTTGTATCCAGTGGCGTACCATATAGAACATATGGTTTCTTAGCATATGAGATATACTTAGCAAGGAACAACAGAACTTTAGACATACGACTCATCTGAAGTTTGTTCATCTTATTATTGAAAAACTCTAGCAATCGAAAGTCTTCTTCTGGATATATGGTGTTGTCAGAAATACTAGCGATAGCATCTTTTCTACGCTGTAATCTTTTTTCATACACTTCGCTGTTTTCCTCGTCAAGCAGTTGGAATCCATTAGTGAATGCATATACACGGAAGGGGATATTTACCTGACGACAGAAGTAAACTAGATTCAGCGTCTGCTCAACAGTGTTGTACAAATCAGCGTTCATCGAACCAGACCAGTCAAGATACATGATCATGCCATGACTCTTACCATCAGGAATGTTAGTCACCTTGCGGAAGATATCATCATTGTATCGATATGAGTTCATCTTGACTGGATCAATCATACCAGTCTTGGATATAGTAGCACGAGTGTAGTTAGCAGCAGACTTCTTCATCTCAAACTCTTTCACGAGATAGTTGATAGTCTTCTTGTTGTTTGCCATGAACTTGGTGTAGAGACTTTTCGCCTCTTCCTCAAAGTCTCCATTGAAGATTTTAAAGTCTTCAACTTTCTTTATCTTTATATAAGCAACACGTTGGTCAACAATATTTGTAAGATCGTTAGTTTCCTCCAAGAGAGTTTTGTAATCGATGGTAAACTGCTTGGCATCGATATTAGGAACAAGATAATTTTCAGTCGACACTGAACTTGAATGCTCTCGGTGAATAGAATAACGAAGTGCTTCGTCAGTTTTAGAAACTGGTTCAAGAGACTCATCTACCTGCTCGTCTTGAGTTGCTTCGAATTCATCTTCACCGAACTCATCCTCACCCTCGTCGTCTTCATATGGATCATACTCAGAAAGACCAGAGTCTTCTTCTTCATCTTCAGACATCTGCATTTCTTTCTGTTCTTTTTGTTCTTGTTGCTTCTCCTCTTTTGCTTCGTTGTATAATCGAGTCGCAACGTCAACAACCTGCTCCCAAGTTTCAATTGCTTCAATCTCACGAATCCACTTTACCTCATCAGCATCAATACGAACACCAGCAGACACACCACACTTGAAGTAAGTGTTAATCCTGTCAATCAGTTTCATATCGTTGATCTGATCTAAGTCACCGCCGAAGAAACCATCAGCAAGCATCTTGCGGTATGATTTAACAAACTCACGACGAAGACCAGGATATTTACGCTGTACCAACTTTTCGATACGAGCATCTTCAATTACATTAAGGAAAGATTTGAAACCAGCACCGTGGTCAGTAACTGCGTCGTGTAATCCTTCGACAGGAGTGTAAAGAGCATGACCGACTTCGTGTCCTACCAAGTGATCGTAAGTAAAATCCTGCATGTCGTTCCAAGTAGGAAGTGTCAACACACGGTCTTTTACGTTAAACGCAGCAGTCTCAACGTTCTCGTGAACCACCGATAAATTTTCGGTGGCGAGAAGTTTAGCTAAAATATCTTTATAGTTCATAAAACCCCTTTAAGATTTTAGTAGTAAACTATTTTGAATATCGGTTAAAGTAAAACCGAATTTTTGCTTAGCGTCGAAAAAATTATTAGCGTTTACGCTATTTTTAATTTTACCTAAATTAGCGTCGGTGGTAATAACTAAACGGTCGCCTTTAGTATATACGTTTGGTACGGTTACTAAAAAATAAGTATTCATAAGTTTCTCCTCAATTAATGAACCCCTATTATGCCATATCTGCACATAAAAGTAAAGCTTTCTGCTATATTATTTTGGAATATGAATATAACAGAAAGCTATTTGTAATTAAATCAAGGACTTACACTAGTTCAGGAGATACTGGGTATCCGTTCTCGATCAAGATTCTACGGTATTGATCGATCGTCGTAGCACCCATATCTTGGTTATGAATCTTACGAACAACCCTTGCATCATCATGATTGCCACCTTTACCCCATGAAAGGTCATGCCCAAAAATGGCATTTTCAATGTCTAAAGGTAATCCGTCGATCTCGCATTTATAATCTTGAAGAGCAAGCATATCCTGTATGTTATACTTTGTTTCAGAACGTTTTACTTCACGAATGGTTACGCAGTCAAACAAGTCACCCATTTCTTCAAGAAATAAATTCGCAACTTCACGTTGTTGATATATGTTAGCGAAATTTGTAGCAGCATTTTTAGCGAATTGTTTGACTTCAATTCTTTCACGTTTATTCAAATCTATTTGGAATTCACGCTTTACATCTTCATATTTGTCGGACTTAACTCCTACAAGATGCGCTAATGCTTTGAAGAATTTTTGACCAAATTGTTTATGATTGTCTATTTTGAATTTGGGGTCTCTAGAAAGCATTTCAAACCAAGTGTGCATAAACAAACTATACATTCTAGGATTAAACTGCCGATTACATGATGTAGAAACTAAGCAAACATCATCTAAAAATTTATCAAGTATTTCTAGAGTTTTCTTACTGATCTCATCATCCTCATCAACTCTTTTAGAGATAGCAGGATAACCAGCATCAATATGCCCCTTCGCTTCTGACTTAAGCAGAGCGATAGCAACCCAACGATCCCACACTCGACGTTCATTAATTACTTTACTTTCCCACCGTGTTGGTTTCTCTGGTGCTTGGTTTCTAGCAACAACTTCAAATAATGGGTGAGGATCGTTTTTGTACTCTCGATAAAACCGTGTACGAGTACGAATTTGCCGAGCAACCTCAGACTGATCGTTCGCCATAATTCTTTCCATTTCATTTACTGGAGTTGAGATATTAAGGCGACGGAAAATTTCAGTTGCTTCTGGAGCAGTACATTTATATTCAGTAACATTAATTTGAATATTATCAAATGCCTGACGAACTGCTTCATCAAGTTCTGAATATTTCATTTTGCCCCAAGCAAAACGTCCAGCGATATAATCTCGTATGGCGCGAATACGGTGACCGCCATCAATTACTAGAAAGTCAGTTCCGGAACCATATACTTCCTGCGCATCATCTCCTCTGATGTCACGCAGAGTAAGTTCTCCAATAGAAAACCCAGTAATAATTGAATCTATGATTCCTTGGGAAGTGCCCCAACCACTATCAACTGGTGGTCGTTGACCGATTGGGTCTGGATTTAGTTTTTGAGTGGAAGCAAGAGTTGCGATTTGGGTGATAGTGTACTTCTTAGTTTCGTATTGCATAATAAAGCTCCTATTAAGTTTAAAATTGGCATTATTGCCTAAACAAGTGTAGCCTTTATGACTACAAAGGATATTATGAGGGATTTAATCTAAAAAGTCAAGCTTTTTTTACAACTCCTTTAAAATCAAAGACTTAGGCGAAGAATTCTTCCAGCGTCGCTCTGTCTTTGTCGTATTTACCACCTGATCGGTCCTTCAGACGTAGTTCTGCGTGACCAGTACTTTCTCTTATATATTTCGTGCAAAGGTCTGGAAACCGATCCACGAGAGCGTCAGCAGACTTATCGATGCGTTCTACTGTACGTTCTACCTGCATTCCACCGTCCTCGGTATAATACTTGGAAATCACCGTAATATTATCCAAACGAACTACCTTTCCGTCCTTGACGTAATGCTGAAGTGTTCGCTCAAAGTCTTCTTTATCATCTAGTTTTACATACAGGTCTGGGTCTTTAGAGTTGATATTTCCCCAGCAAGAACCGATACAGTAGTACAACCCGACCTTTGGTTTATAATTCATAAAGAATGGATTAGATGCTGCGTACACACCTGCTAAAGAACAATCGTTTTCCTTCATAAGATCATACCATGGTTGGAACACTTCCGAAACTATATCCTGCACTTCAGCAAATTTCTTCTCATCTTGAGGGTCTTTCTTTTTGATGTCAGATAAGTCGTCATCGAGATTGACAATAAACTCACCCTCGTCATAATAGTCTCGAATAAAGTTACGAATCGCACCCATACCAACTATGCCCACTACAATGTTTTTGTACGGAGAATCTTTCAATGCTTCAGCATAGTTTTGCTTTTCTTCTTCGTTAGCAACGAAAACAGTAACCCAATCTGCTGGGACGTTATATCGCTCAAGAAGTTTAGCAGTTTTATCACGAAATGTAGTTGCTCTTTTGTACGATGGTACTGCGACATTAATCTTCATACTATATCCTCAAGTTTTTTAGTAACATTCATAAATTTAGAAACAAACGGAACTTCTGAAATTGCTAGATCTCCTGGTCTCCTATCACCATATACGATATCAAAAGACTCGCCATATTTAGACTGGTATGCGTTCAAGTATTCTTTGACTGTGTAAGAATTACCTGAACCAAGTGGTTCATAATCCGTCATTGCGGCAGGTTCATTTATTGCTCTTATAATTGCATCAGTAATATCTTCAACGTGAATATAATCTCTAACGCAAGTTCCATCTTTAGTATCATAGTCAGTACCAAAAATTGTAAATTT